CGGTAAAATCAGGATAGAAACCAGTTACGGCGGATGATTGGGAAATTACGGTCAACTTAATCCCCGCCCTGGCTAAAATGACGTTCAGGATGTCTTTTACGCTAAAATCGTTACTGCTCTTATTCCAGCGGAACTGCTGCCTGGCGCGCCAACCGGCAAGCACCCCCCACCCATCATGCGCCCGGATAGTCAGCCCGGAATTGCCGCCGGCATTAATATGCTCCAGCGATTCTATTGTATAGTGCTGGCCGTCGCTGTATTCCTCTCCTTGCGGAGTGATATAACCCGGGCTAAACTCGATCCGGTTGCCCGTTTTTAAGACCCCCAGGTTTCCCTGACCGGGAAAGGCATAGCGGGCATCATCATTCAACAGTTCCACCGTGAGTAAACCCATACTTGTACCAAGTTCCTGCCTCACTTTTTTGATATCTGCGCTTAAATTAAGCGTTTGAACAATGCAGGAGGCGTGCCAGACACCCCCGGGACAGGACAACCAACTATTATCCCCGCAGTGAGCCATAGACAATCCAAATTCAGAAGAATAATTAAAGGAGGCAGGCTCGCACCACAATCCTTCATTAAAATGAGTCCCGGGGACAATGCAGGAACTGAAAGGCCGGCTGCAGGCTTCACTCCCGGCGAATTTTTCGATAAAAAAACAGCGGTATGTATCTGTTTTGTCCATAAAAGGTTGTTTATAGGAAAAATCTCCGCCGGACGGCGCCGTAGCTATCTCCTTCAGCGCCGACCAGGTCCCGGCAATTACATCACCGCCATCGCCATAAACGAAGCTCCACAACTTGTAGTTACCGGCGGTATCTTGGCCGGTTATCAGGAGATTCCAATCATTACTATGAACGCAGGCAACACCGGACAAATTCCCGGTGGTTTTATCCCACGCAGTTTTAGTTTGCCACTGTCCGCTGATGCATTTTTTAACATAAAGCGTTGAAAGGTCAGCGAAGAATACAGCCAGGTTGCCGCCCGGTTTATAAGCCGCAGTAATACCGTAAACCGAGGTGGTTGGCGAATAATCTAAAAGCTCCGGGCTGCCCCAGGTAACGCCGTAATCAACGCTTTTTATCCGCCGTATTTCCCGGTTGGTTTTTATCCAAACGATCGAGACTTCCGCCCCGATACAGGCTACAGCGGCGGCGGCAACATCATATTGGGCGGTATATACCCACTGGCTGAAATCACTGCCCTGCCCCGGGCCGGCCACCCTTTGTCGGTAAAGCTTCCGGGAGTCTGAAAGCGGCGTAATTCTTATCCTTATCAACGAGCCGTCACCGGGGCAGGCGGCTCCATGCAGGCTATCATCTTCCATACCGGAATAATACCTTGCCCAATCCTGCCGGATAATGCCGCCGCTCTTGTTGACAACCTGGACCTTTACACAAGGCGTTCTATTTGTTTGTTGCTGGGCGGTAATCAAGGATGGCGTTAGTTGCCTCATTACTCCCCTTTCTCCGTCTTATTCCCCAGATTTTCTTTAAACCTTAAAATAGCCCTCTCCCCAAAGTACTCGATGATGGACATGGCCACCAACCACGAAAGTATTTCAGGTATTGGAAGCCGGTTAATGATACATAAGCTGTAGACGATAAACCCCCAGCAAACGATGAACGGCCTGATCAACGACTTTATAAACTCTATCCACTCCTGCATCATCGATACTCCTTAAAAGATTTCAGAAAGATTGCTTACGCGGATGCGGTTTTTTCGCCCCAGCCTTTTCAAATCCTGCCGGAAAATTTTAAGTTTTTGGTTGCCCCATTCCAGCAGGTCGGTGGAAGCCTTTATCCCGCCCGCGTTGACCCGGTTTACCGTATATAAAGCCAATTCCACCGCGGCATAGCCGCAAGCACCGCTGACTGCCAGGTTGATGTATTTTTCCGGGAGGGAGGAGCCTTGCACATCGATATTATGCGGTACGCCGTAATAGATACAGCAATTATTACCGTCCGGCTGGCTGCCGGTGGTGATGATAAGCGTGTCTCCCCAAATGGAAAACTGCTGGTATTCGGGCGGGGTCGCGCCTACCGGGAACTCCACCGCGGCCACCATGATACGGCCGGTGAGCCCGGAAATATCAACCTCCCGGGAGCCCGCCGTAGTAGGCAGGGTGGCTTTGGCAGGCAGCGGCATGCTTTCTGATATTTCCGCTACCGCACGGCTGATGTTCCGGGTTAATCCGGCATCCGTCCAGCGGTAATTAGCCGCATCTTCATCATGCAGGTCCTTACGGGCAATGGCTATCATATCCGTTAAATTCATAAACTTATCTCCTTATGCGGTATTTCCACGTGCCCCCGTTGGCCGCGCAGCTTTAAGTCCGAGCCGGATTTTTGTATTAACGCCGTTAAAGAATCGGCGCCAATTCCTGAATCGTTGCCGGTCAGGGTAATTACTCCGGTAAAAACAATTGGAAACGTATATGGAAAAGGCATCTATTTCTCCTATAATTCTGCTATAAGTTCCAGATAAGCGTTACCGTTTACGGCCCTTAACGCAACCGCCTCTCCGGGTGTCAAGGGCGTACCGGTAGCGATAGCAATTAATGTGGCTCTATCTATACCCATGATGGTAGAAAAAGCAGTAACTTCGCTAACCCCTGAACCTTTATAACGAATTGACCAATCGCTATATGCGGTGCCATAACCAAATGCAGGAGCCATACATTTTGGAGCGTAGTTAAGCGCAAAGAAACCCCCTCCGGTATTATCCGCAAGCCCCTGGGCTAGTTGAAGCCCTGTTACTCCTTGTATGCGCTCATAGTACCTTGTACATAGAGCCAATTCCTGCTGGAAAGGCCGGAAATCAAAATTGGTGCGCAAACTACCAGGTTCAAACTGGCATTCCGTAAACTCAAAGTTCTTTGATGTGACAGCCCCGCACTCTGCCTTTATCTCTAACTCGATGCCGTTAGAGCAATCGCCCATATTGACAGCCAAGTAAGGCAGGATGGTTTCGGCGGAGCTGGCTACAGATATCGCCCCGCTGTTGGAGATATCCGTTACCGCGCTGAAGTTATCGGCCGCGTTTGCCTTACGGATGTATATTGTATAGTTAATGGCACTACCTGCGTCATGGTAAGCTTTGCAGGAAAATGAAGCCGTTTGATTCTTAAACCTTAAAGCGTCTTTAGCTTCCATCCGATACCGGAAGTAGATTATGCCGGTTCCGGTAATCGTGACCCCGGCAAACTTGAAAGCGTGCCCGGTTATACCGCAATTTGCTGCGGCGGTTTTAGTGAATACCCCGGCGCTGACCGCTGTACCCGCTGCCATACCGTAAAATCTATCAGCGCTGATGCCGTAGGTATCCTTAACCAGGGTAAAATCAGCCACGCGTTGGGATATCATACCGCAGCCGTTGATAATGGCGTTTCTACCCGCATAAGGGTGCCGTCTTAACTGGCTGGCGGAAGAGGCAAGAATCATATCGCCCGCCGCCTGGCCGTCCAAAATATGCAGCCCCGCCGATTCAAATTCCGCCTGTGTCAATTCCGTTCCGACGGAAGCATGTTTAAGTTCATTACTCATCTTTCACCCCTTAACCTAATGTAATTTCTACCTGTAGTACCCATGTCCCGCCGGATTTCGCGCCCAGGTTTTCCACCCTGCGGTTAAGACACCTGCCGCTCGCTGCCTGCCTGACCACCCATTCGTTCCAGGGATAATTAGCTTCATTTCCGCCGAAACTGGCGTTAAAAGTCGCCTTGCGGCCGGATGACGCCGGGTAGCCGCTATCCATACCTTTATATGTCTTATTAGTTGCGGCCTGGAGGTCAGTCTGTGAAGCATCAGCCGCGATACTGCTGTCTCCAATCCCGATTTGCGTCCCGGCGTTGTTAAAGTGATTGGCGGAATCTCCGCACACCAGGTCCCAGATCTCATCGGTGCCGGTGTTGAGCAGGCAATTGCCTTCGCCGCGCCGAACTTCAAAGGGTTTGAAAGAACGGATGAATTCTTCCGGGCTGCCGGTAAACCGGCTGATATCTTCAAGGTATTTGCTTAGTTGATAGCGGCACTGCCATTTTGCCGATTCGTGATATTCCATGTGTTTCTCGCTTTCATATTTGTTAGCTTTCCTCACCCGCCCCGATAAATCGGGGCACCCTCTCCAAACTGTTCTTCATTAAGTCCATTGATTTTTTGTTTGGAGAGGGGATTAAGGTAGAGAGGCGAAGCCCCTCTACGTCAGGCTATTCCCTGTATAGTCCCCGACTTTAGCTTTTAAGTTTTAATTCCTTCGATTTTCATTTCCTCTCCCCTCCGAGGGAGAGGAATGATTTTTAGTCCTGCACGCCGATGAGGGCGGCGGCTTTGATGGAACTGAAGAGCGCCAGGGAAACGTACCACTTGACGCGCGTGCGGGAGGCGTCTTTGGTTTCCAGCGGGCCGACGGGTTCCACCTGCAGATGTCCGGGGCTGGTTAAGCCGCAAAGCGCCCCCTCCCCGAGCTGGACGGCATAGATAGTGGAGCTTTCGCCGCCTGTAATAGCGGTTTCCACCCCGCCGGTAAGAACATGGGTATCCAGGATCCAGTCGTTGACGCCGATGGGCACGGAATCCCAGAGCTGGATAAAGTTACCGAAGGCATCGCGTTCCGTTTCGGTCATGCCGCCGGCCGCCCTGACCAGCGCGTTGATCTTGCGGCGGGTGCGCCGGCTCATTAAAAGCAGGTCGGGTTTGCCCCCCTTGATGGCATCGATGAGTTCGTCCATTTTAGACAGAGTCAGGGTTGCGCCGGTGCCGCCCATAGAGATAACCTGGGAGCCGGCGGTGCCGGTATCGATTAGCTTTTTCAAGCCGTCGAACTGCTTGGCGTTGGCGGCGGCGTTGCCGTAGATGAAGATTTCTTCAAACTTGTTGCGCAGCGCCTTGGCTTTCATTTCGATGATGGAAGCTTCAAGGTCCTGGACATTGCTGCGGGTGGACTTTAAGAAGTTGTCCACGTCCGCGTCCCCGCCCATGATCTTGAGGTTGGCGGTAAGCTGGGTAAAGGTGGGGGTAGATTCCGCCCAGGTATCGCCGACGTCATAGAAATCTATATCCGGCAGGGTATTTTCCTGGTTATAGGTGAGGCCGTTACCGACGATCTCGATGAACGGGAGCCGCTGCAGGACCGGGGAGTCTTTAACGATGGTTTCCACCACCCCCTGCATGAGCATATCATTGGAAAGCTTGGCTGCTTCAGCCAGTGTTAGTGCCATATTATTTTCTCCTTTTTTTTCTTTCTTTTGTTTTCTTCTCCCCACCGGGGGAGAAGATGAAGATGAGGGGGAACACCGGGTTAATCCGTTGATTTCACCCTCACCCTTCTCTCTGTAAGAGAAGACCTCTCCCCTCAAGGGAGAGGAATTGGGCGAGATTCTTCGGTCGTTGCGCTTCCTCAGAATGACAGGGTGTCTATTCGTTTATTCGATTTTTTAAATTTTTTTGTGTCCTTTAGCCTTGGGTTGTGCCTGATTCGTGTTACTTTTTTTCTATTCGTATTATGTTAACTTAGCTACGAATTGAGTTTTTTCTTTCTTATCTCCCCTCCACGGCAAACTTGATTTTTTCCCGCGCCGTCAAGACAGACAGGTCAGCCTGGACCCGCGGCGGCGCGCCGGCCGGCACTCTCACCCGGGCGTTATCAGCGCCGACTTCACGCTTGATCTTGTCCACCAGTTCCCGGGCGCTTTTTAGCGATGTGTTAATCTCCGCGATAGTATCGCCCTTGAGCATTTCCGCCACCAGGCCGGGGTTAGCCTGCCCTACCAGTTCTTTATAGGCGGACACTGCCTGCGATAGATCCACCGCGGTTTCCACAATGGCCTGCTTGGCCTCATCAAGGGTTTGTTTAACAGCGGCAATTTCCGTCTCTTTTTCCCGCAGGGCTTTTTCCAGCCCGGCAATCTTCTCCCGGCTGATAAGCAACTCATTTTCCGGGTTATCTTGACCGGTGTTTTCGGTTTCTTTGACGGCTACAATTTCAGGCTGTTTAGTTTCGTTTTCCATTTTTCCTCCTGTGTTTATTCCTCTATGCTTTCGGCTCGGGCAGGCAGCGCACTCTCTCTCGCGCCATTCCCTTTTGCTCTGGCATTAAAGTCTTTATTCATCTTTAAAATAGATTCCCGTTCTTCCAGCCATTTCCGGAATTCATAGTCCGGGTCGGTAACGCCCACCTCGCTCATGGCGGTACGGCGGGAATGGATACCGGTCTGTACCATGACCTGCTCGCTGTTAACACGGGATTCCATGTCTTTAGGCAATACGGGGCCCCAGATCACTTTCAGACGCCCGCTGTGAGACGCTCCCCCAAAATC